TGACCAGTTTGATTTGGAAGAAAAAGCACTTGTGGCAATTGACTTTGCATTGGAGAAGCTATGAAACTTTTAGAAATTCCTAAATACGTTGGTGGCTATGAAATTGGTGGACCTAATGGCTTAAAAATCATGCTTCAACACAAACCATGTTGGTTACATAGAAAAATGGGCAAATGGTTTTTTGGTTTTGTTTGGGTTGATAAGGATATGAAATGAATTGGCCTTTCCCACCAGCAACAGGCGCAGTTTCTTGGACTGCTAAACAAATCAAAGCGTACCAACAAGCGCAACGCGCACAACTGCCAGAGGCTCCGCTATGAGTAATTTATGGATTAACTGGCGCTTTGGCGCGTGGCATTTACAAGTTGGGCCTGACCGTCCACGTTTTCGATTTGTGCGAAACGAGTATTGGTCAGAAAACAAGCCGCCATGCTGGTTTGAACGCTATTGAAAGGCAATTATGAGTAAAGAAGCAATGAAGCTGGCGCTTGATGGTAAAAGCCTGTACGACATAACTGGGTCTATAACCGACATTGACAAGTGCATCATCCACCGATTTGACTTAATCCAAGCCCTTGCAGCACTAGCCAAGCAAGAGCAGGGTGAGCCTGTGGCGTTAGATGAAAAAATTAAAACTTTAATTTCAGAAGGGTGTTCTCAAGTTTCAATTGCAATGCAACTTGGTGGCGCTGTTGGAAGTTCAAAGTACAACAAGATGTTTTTGCAATTAGAAAAGTATTTTGAAGAACAAGAAGAGCCTGCCGCATGGGGTTTTCAAAACACGGCAATAACGGGAAGCAATCGCTGGATGATGCTTAGAGAGGAAGTGCCAGCAAACGATCAATATAACGGCGCACTGTGGACGCCTCTCTACACCACACCACAACAACGCAAGCCGCTGACGCGAGAAGTGATTGACCGTGATTTTCATGGTCGTGTGGACTTTGTGCGCCAAGTTGAAGCAGCTCACGAAATCAAAGGATAAATATGAACTTAAACCAAGGAAAAGTAGCTGGCGGCTTGGTAGAAGAAATGCTGGAGCTAATTCACAAGTATGACGACACGCTTTACATGGCAACCGTAATTGGATGTTTGGAGTTGGTCAAGCAGCAATTAATTAACGAAAGCATTGATGAAAATGATTATTAAAGAAGATGACAACGGCATTAAGGAAAACACAAAATGACAAAAGAAGACATGATTTCAATGCTGCGTGGCGTTGGTTGCGATGAAAACACAATCACAGCTATGTCAAACGCTTACGACCTTGGCGTTGAATGGGCGAAAGAAAGCATGATTGCTTTGCCTGTGGTGACTTTGCCTTTGGAGATTAAGTGAGACGTGCTGCAAGAACTGATGCAAATCAAACGCAAGTTGTTTCCGCGCTTAGAGCTGCTGGCGCTAAAGTTCAAGATTTATCGTCTGTTGGTCAAGGTGTACCTGACTTGCTTTGCCAATACGAAGGCACGTTCTATCTTATTGAGGTCAAGGATGGACAGAAACCGCCATCACAACGCAAATTAACTGACGACCAAGTGAAGTGGCATGAGGAATGGAAATGCGCTTTCTTGGGCGTTGTAGAGAATCCAGAGCAAGCATTGAAATTTATTGGAGCAATCAAATGAGCATTGAGAAAACTTTGAAACAACGTCAGAAGACACATGGTGAATTTGCAACACACGCAAAGATCAGCCAAGACCTTAAAAACGTAATGCGTGAACACGGCTTACATGAGCTTGACGCAGACCAGATTGAAGCGTTGGAGATGGTTGCGCACAAGATTGCCCGTGTACTGAACGGAAACCCAAACCATCACGACCACTGGCATGATATTGCTGGCTACGCAACTTTGGTTGGCGACAGGCTGAAATGAAATACGACCTAGACAGCTACGAACAGGCGCAAGCCTTGATGAGCAATCTTTGGCCTAAAGTCCGTGAGGCTTTGGTTTATGGCAAAAAGCTGACGCTTGAGATCAAACAGCAAAGCAAAAGCCGTGAGCAAGAGGAAAAGTATCACGCCATCATTGGTAACATTGCCAAGCAAGCGCAGCACATGGGACACAAGTGGGATGCTGAAAGCTGGAAACGGCTGATGGTCGATAAATACTTGCGTGAAACAGGCTTTATGAATTCGCCAATCATTCCAAACCTTGATGGAACTGGAATTGTCCAGCTTGGCTATCAAACAAGAAACTTCAGCAAAGAACAGGCAAGCGAGTTTGTTGAGTTTTTGCTTGCTTGGTGTGCTGACAACGGAATTGAACTGAAAGATACGTTATGACGCTTCAAGAACTACGCTCATATTACAACTTGCGTCAGTATCAAATTTCTCACTTGTTGAACGCTCAAGAGTTCCACAAGCTGTGCAGCAAAGGAGCTGATTGCGATTTGCAGCTTTGGTTGTATTTGTTCTATTGGGCAGATGCAATGTGGGAAGCAGATGCACTTTGGCAAAAGTTAGGGAATACAGACGCATACTGGAAATCAAGGGGTAAGAAATGAGCAAGCCGCGCAAGAAATACAAGCCCAAAGGCGTTCGCATGGATGCTCTATCTTGGGTTATCAGCGGATTCAAGAAAGTCGCAGAAGTTCCAGACGCAGGGACTAAGCTAATGCTTAAGAACCACATTTCCTTTGACGAAATCCGTGAAGGCAGAGGAGACACGCATCACGTTGACAATCTCATTTCAATGGTCAACATGGCTGAAGCCTTGGCAAAGCGCCAGCTTGGTCGTGATTGGCTTGAGGAAATCAGGGAAGCACAAGACGCGATTTATCAAATGGCGCAGCGTGGGATAAGCGGTAAGCCGTTTCTCTTTACTGGTTTGGAGATTCAGGCTGTGCAAACGATCATTGAATTGCATGACGAACAGCTTAGAAACTGCTCGGTCAGAACTTTAGAGCTGGCGCTTGAAGACATTGAAAAAGAATTCAAGGGCAACAAGATGCGTAAGATTGAACCATTGGAGACAGCATGACAACAAAAGATGTTATCCGTGTTGCAAAAAAAGCTGGATTCCCAGTAATTTCAGAAAAATACATTCTTTCTCCATACGGATTTGAAGATGCCGATTTAAGTGAAGAACTTAGTAATTTTTATGATTTGGTGGCAGAAGACGCATATCACTGCGGAATTCAAATCGGCGTGGTAGCTGGTGCTAATAATGAGCGTGAAGATTTAACAAGTATTGTTGCTATGAGGCAAGCTAGGCAAGCATTAAGAGAATTGGTGGCTCAAGTTGAAGGCCGTTTTTTTTCAATAAAACACGATCACTTTGCTATGCAAGATGCTAGAGCCGCTGTAATCAGGCTAGAAAAAGCTATTTCAAAAGCAAATGGGGAAATGGAATGATCGCAAGACCAAAATTTAACTATTTCAGAAGCCGCAAACATCTGATGAATGTTGCGGAATTGCCTTGTCAGAATTGCTATATTGAAGGGCAAACGCAAGCAGCGCATAGCAACTGGGCGGAACATGGCAAAGCTCGCGGTCTGAAGGCAAGTGACGAATTCACAGCCGCTTTGTGTCAAAAATGCCACACAGAACTAGACCAAGGCGCAAGGCTTAACAAAGAACAGCGCCGAATGTTGTGGCAAATGGCCTATCAAAAGACCGTGGTAAAGCTAAAAGCTAGTGGAAAGTGGCCTGATGAGTTAAAATAAGACCGTTGGTTATGCAGTTTGCCCATCCCAAGTGATTAAGTTCATGCGGGACACTTACTAAGGTGAGACAACGATGACCAACGCCAACACGCATGAGGATTGCGACAAGCCTGAAGCGGCACTGTGTTGAGACGGTGTCTAGGCAGTCCTCAGTCGTGTTGGTGGCGGATTGCTTTTGCAATCCCATTCTTAGGAGTGCTTGGATACAAGACCCAACAACTATCAGTTGCCTAGTTCTTTGTTCATGGGAAACTAGGTCTTAAAGGCAGTTCGCTGCCTTCTTTTTGAAAGGCTCTTATGGCTGGCTTGCTCGCACCTGCTGCTGAAATCAAGATTGAAATCGAGGAAATTGAGGCAGAAAAGCCCGTCATCGAAGGCTTGACAGCAGAATCAAACAAAAAAACACGCGATACCTTGATGGAAACGCAAATGCTTGGCCCAAAGAAAACTGGCGAAGCAAACAGCGAATATTGGCGTGGCCTAGCTAACGTCTGGCGAATCTCGCCTGACCAGGCTAAACGCAAACTGTGCGCTAACTGCGAATACTTTGATGACCAACCAGAAACCCTAGAGGCTATGGAAGTTGTGCCTCAAGATGAGTTCGACAAAGACGGTGGTGGTCGCGGTTACTGCCACAAGTTCGAGTTCATTTGCCACAATCTTCGTGTTTGCAAGGCTTGGGAAAAAGCCGAGCCAATGAAAGAAGAAGACTGATGGGAACTAAGCTCAATAAAGCTGCTCACGCAAAACTTTCAAAAGTGATGGGTGAGTACAAAAAAGGCGAGCTTCATTCAGGCAAAGGCGGCAAAGTCGTCACAAACCCAAAGCAGGCAATCGCAATCTCTATCTCTGAAGCCGCAAAGCTGATGAAAAAACGGATGAAGTAAATGGCTGACTATATCGGTGCAACCCCACAAGAAAACCCCTTTATGGGTCTGCTTGCCGAGCGCCTTAAACAGGCGCAACAGTTTGCTGCCAAGCCATTTGGGTACTCAAACCCACCTGCTGAGATGCTGATGAACCTATTGGGCGTTCCAGCAGTCCAGCAGACAGCCGAGCGTTTGGCCTATGGAGAGCCAATGACTACTGGTCGCGGCATGACTACGCAAGTTCGACCCGAAGTAATAGAAGCAGCAATGACTGTGGCTCCTGCTGCTGGTTTGCTTGGTCGTGGCGTAGAACGTGGCGCAATGGCTGCTGGTCGTGCTGGTGAGCGTTATGCCGAGAAGGTTGTTCCTCAGATCATGGAGCGTGGCGGGCTGCCTGCTGATCTGTTATCTGACTTGGCTCAAGGCTCGCGCCGACAAATCTTTATTGGTCAATCATCTCCAATGTATGACAAGGATGCTGCTGTAAAAGCATCAAGAATGGAAAAGAATAAAAAATCTGTTTCAGAGATAAAAGCAGAAACAGGAATGGAAAAAACACCATCTGGCGAATGGGTGCAAGAACTTTCTGACGCTGAAGCTAAATTTAAAGAAGATGTAGCAAAACAGCTTAATGATTACGGTGTAAGAAAGCAAAAAACAGTATTTGAACATCCTAAAGCGTATGAGGCTTATCCGGACTTAGGAGATGTTGCTTTAACACGTGATGGAAGTAAAGTTGCTGATTACACTGCTTATTACGAACCAGATAGAAATTTGATTGGCATTGCATTGCCGCGCAAAGATGTGAATCTTGAATACGCAAGAGACACAAATCTGCATGAGCTACAACACGCAATTCAAAAGCGTGAAGGGTGGGCTCAAGGTGGAAGTCCTGAGATGTTTATGCAACAGAAAGAAGCAGAACTAAGCAGAGATGCGTTAAGCTGGAATAAAGAGCTTGAAAATGCTGCTAAACGTTATCCGAATGAAGATCGTGGATTCCTTGAAAGTGTCGTAATAAACGATTACATGAATTCTGGTGTGCCAGATTGGATTGTTAGTCCAGAATCAAGATCACTTGCATCTACGCTAGCGCAAGACCCAGAGCAGTTTGACATTGCGAATCGTCTTGTAAAACTATATGGTCTTGATAGGAAAAGCACTCCATTTACACCAGAGCAAATGTATAGAAATCTTGAAGGTGAAGCAATGGCTAGGTCTGTTCAAAGACGTAAAGATTTAACTGATGAACAATTAAGACAATATCCAGCATTTGAGCCAAAATCAGAAACAAATCCATACGGTCTTGATGCAGAGCTTAGAAACCTTTTGTATTTGAACGATCAAGGTGAGATTCGTAGAAGTCTGCTAGACTAACCACATATCAACAACACCAACGAGCCTTTAAGGAATTGGTAAACGAAATGACTAAACAAGTCGAAAATAATGGGATGGGTCGCCCCAAAGGTAGCCCAAATAAGGCCACAGCAGCCGTTAGAGAGGCGATCGCAGTGTTCGCAGAGGGTAACGCCCATAAACTGCAAGAGTGGCTTGATGACGTTGCTATGGGTGTTGGTGGAAACCGACCAGACCCTGCTAAAGCAGCAGACCTTTATCTAAGAGCCATTGAATATCACATTCCTAAGTTGGCTCGCACGGAATTGACGGGTAAAGATGGTGGCGCTCTTGAGGTGTCGAACTTGTCTGAAGATGAGTTGGATGCCAAGATCAAAGCTGCAATGTCTTCCTTGAATGGTTGAAAAGTTAGAGCTTCTGATGCTGCTAGAGGAAAAGCAGCGCAGACAGTATGAATACCGATACAAGTACATTTTTGGCAGTCTGTACGGCTGGCAACAAGAGTTTATCGGTGCTACTCACGACTATACGCAATGCTGCCTGATTGCCGCTAACCGTATTGGTAAGACGCATCTAGGCACATACATTGATGCAATTCATGCTTTAGGTGATTACCCAGAAGAATGGAATGGTCACAAATTTGAGCACCCCCCGCTGATTTGGTGTCTTGGATACTCAGGCGAAAAGACACGAGACTTGCTTCAAGCTGCTATTGTTGGCAAGAAGCAGGGCGACAAGTTTATGGGTGGCCTTGTGCCTGCTGACCGAATAATTGGTCACGAATCAATGGCTGGAACGACAAACGCGCTTCGGTCTGTGTTTGTTCGTCACGCTTCTGGTGGCACTTCTACCATTCAGTTTTGGAGCTACTCACAAGGTCAACACGCCTTGATGGGTGACGCTGTTGATTGGTTCCATATTGACGAAGAACCAAGGGATAGGGCAATCTTTCCGCAGGTTCTTGTCCGTACAGCCACGGGCGACCATAACAAAGGTGGTCGTGGAATTCTCACGTTTACGCCTGAAAACGGTAGGACAGAGCTTGTCATTCAGTTCTTGGATTCTCCATCTCATGCACAATTCTGTATGCAGAAGGGTTGGGATGACGCGCCTCACTTGAGCGAAAAGGTTAAAACTGAACTGCTTTCATCTTTTCCTGTTCACCAACGTGAGATGCGTACTCGCGGCGTTCCTATGCTCGGTCATGGTCGAATCTATGACTTTTCTGAAGAATTGGTGTCATGTGAGCCGTTTGAAGCGCCAGATCACTTTTTTGTCATTGATGGGTGTGACTTTGGTTATGACCACCCGCAAGCTCAAGTCCAATTGCTTTGGGATAAAGACTCAGACACTTTCTATGTCTCAAAAGCATGGAAAGCTCGCAATATGTCGCCTGCACAAGCCTGGGGTGCTACAAAGAATTGGTCTGAAAACGTACCAACGGCATGGCCTCAAGACGGTTTGCAGACTGAAAAAGGAAGTAGCAAACAGCTAAAAGAGTATTACATTGAAGCTGGTTTCAATATGTTGCAAGATCACGCCACATGGCCTGATGGTGGCAATGGTGTTGAAGTTGGCCTAATGGAGATGCGAGATTTGATGGTAACTGGTCGCTTTAAGGTGTTTGCTGGCCTGAGAGATTGGTTTGAGGAATTTACTCAATACCATCGAGATGAGAATGGAAAGATTCACAAGTTGAAGGAAGACTTGCTTGATGCCACCCGTTACGCCTATATGATGAGACGCTATGCTGTGCAAAAGTCACAGATTAGGTCTAATCTATGGGGTAAATCTATTAACCAACCAGCGAAATGGATAGTCTGATGTTTATGATGAAGCAGGGAAACCTGATTGATGCTCGTGCTTTTGCACTTTTACAAAACCGTGTTACAGAGCTTGAAAATCTTGTAAAGTCGTTACAATCGGAGCAACGCCCTAAGTTGGGCAGGCCAGCAAAGGTAAATGATGAGCCAAGACAAACTCAAGTCGATAGTCCAAGCCGAGATTGATGGAAGCCTCGGTTTTCTAGAAACAGAAACAACACAGCAGCGCCAAGAGGCGTTGCAAGCCTACCTTCGTAATCCATATGGAAATGAAATCGAGGGAAAGTCCAGCATTGTTACAGGTGAAGTAGCAGAAGCCATTGATGGCGCTTTGCCACCTTTGGTGCGAATCTTCACAGCCTCGGATGAGGTTGTTCGCTTTGACCCTCGCGGCCCTAACGATGAAGCTGGCGCTAAACAAGCGACTGAGTACGTCAATTGGGTGTTTAACCGCGACAACTCAGGCACGATCATTCTTCACAACTGGTTTAAAGACGCGCTACTGCAAAAGGTTGGCGTGGTTAAAGCCTATTGGGAAGACAAAGAAGATGTGCGGAAAGAAAAGTACCGCGACCTGTCTGAAGATGAGCTTGCAATGCTGTTGTCCGACAAGTCAATGGAAATCATTGACAAGGATGAAGTTGAGAATCCTTTGCTTGACCCTGCTGGTAATGAAGTGTTTGACCAGATGGTCCAGCCAGTTACTTACAAGTCTTTCAGCGTCACCGTTGGTAAGAAGTCTAAGTCTGGTCGTGTTGTCGTTGAGAACGTGCCGCCTGAAGAATTCCTAATCTCTAAACGCGCTAAGACAATCGAAGATTCTCCTTTTGTTGCTCATCGCCGATTGATGACCCGCAGCGACTTGATGGCAATGGGATTTGATGAAGACGTGGTAACAGGCTTGCCTTCGTCTAGTGCGCTAACGTACACACCAGAGCATTTAGCTCGTTTCTCTAATGGTGAATTGGCTGAAGACTTAGCTGGTGGCGATGAGGCAATGACAACCGTAGAGGTCTTTGAGTGCTACGTTAAGTGCGACATGGATGATGACGGCATTGCCGAGCTACACCAAGTGTTCTTTGCTGGTAATGACATTCTGAGCGATGAAGAATGTGACTATGTGCCGTTCTATTCAATCTGCCCTATTCCAGTTCCTCATAAGTTCTTTGGTCAATCATTGGCAGACCGTACAACTGACATTCAGTTGATTAAAACGACCATTACACGTCAGATTCTTGATAACCTTTACCTGACTAACAACGCCCGTGTTACGGCTGTTGACGGTCAAGTAAACATGGATGACTTGCTCACATCTACCGCAGGCGGCGTGATTCGCGTGAAGTCTGCTGGCGCTGTGCAACAGTTGTCAGTTCAAAACGTGGCTTCTCAGGCTTTCCCAATGCTGCAATACCTGGATTCAATCCAGCAAAAGCGCACTGGCGTAACAGAAGCAAGCCAAGGTCTTGACCCGTCTATTCTGCAAAACGTCACTGCTGCTGCTGTTGCTTCTATGCAACAAAGTGCTGCTGGCAAGATTGAAATGATTGCTCGAATCTTTGCTGAAACAGGCGTTAAAGAATTGTTTAAAGGCATCTTGCACCTTCTCTGCAAGTACCAAGACAAGCCTCGTATCGTTCGGATGCGTGGTAATTACGTTGCTTTTGACCCTCGTGAGTGGTCAAATCAGTACGATGTGGACATTAACGTGGGCCTTGGTGCTGGAAACCGCCAAGAGCAAATGGCTATGTTGAATATGGTTCTTGCCAAACAAGAGCAAGTGCTTCAGCAAATGGGTCCAGCTAACCCGTTGGTTTCAATGGGTCAGTACCGTAACACCTTGGGTCGTATGGTTGAAGCCGCTGGTTTCAAAGATTCTGCTGAGTTCTACAAGGCAATCACGCCAGAGCAAGACCAGATGATGAGCCAGCCACAGCAACCACAACAGCCGCCAATGTCGCCTGAAATCCAAGCGTACATGGCCAAGACTCAAGCGGACATTCAAGCGCAACAAATGAAGGCTCAAGCTGACATCCAGTTGTCGCAACAGAAAGCTGCTGCTGAGTTGCAATTGATGCGTGAAAAGAACGCAGCTCAACTGCAATTAGAGCGTGAGAAGGCTATTGCTAACATGAAGCTGAAACAAGACGAGTTCTTGGCTGAAGCGCAAATGAAAGCAATGGAAGTCGGCGCTGGCATCACGTCTAATGTTGAAATTCCAAGTTAAGGGGTAGATCATGGGATTTTGGAGAAGTTTTGTAGCGCCTATCTACTCTGACGTTGTTGGTGGTGTAAAAGACATTGCATCTGATGTTGGTAGTGCAACAAATACATTGATTGTTGACCCAGTTAAAAACATCATTGAAGGTGGCTTAGACCTTACGGAAAACACCGTAAACACTGGCTTGAATACGGCTGGCTCGTTGCTTCAAGGCGATATTAGTGGCGCATACAGCGACCTAAGTGGTGGCGTTAAAAATGTAGGAACCATCTTAGATGAGACTTACATGGATGTGCGCGACCCGCTCGTTGCTGCCGCTGTTATCGCTGGAAACTACATATTGCCTGGTTCTAGTCTTTTGACTTCTCAGTTGGTTAACGAAGGCGCTCAAGACATCTTGAGTAGCAGTGGTGGTAAAACATTTAATGCGGTCGCTGGTGCTTCTGGTGCATACAACGGTAATTTAGACAACTACGGTCTTAATTCAACAGACCCTAATGCTGTTGGTGGTGTAACTGGCCCTGACAACATTGATGTTGGTGGCGGTTGGAGTCCTGCCGATGGCGCTGCTGCTTCTGTTGGTGGAGCTGAAATAACAGCAGACCAAATAACTAGCGACATTGCAAACCAGCAAACAGGTTTAAGTAGTGCTGACAAACAGGCTTTGTATAGCAATGCTGGCTATGGCGACACAATGACAAGCGCTCAAATTAGTGCGTTTGACAAAGCCATTGCTAGTGGTCTTACTGTTTCTGATGCTTTGAACTATGCTCGTGTTGCTTTATTGGTTAACTCATTGACTGGCGACCCATTGGGATTAAGTCCTGACCAGCCACAACAACAGACCTCTGGTCAGTCAGGTTTTGCACAAGTGCCAATTCCTGCTGAATGGAGGTCTCCAACATACGCTGCATCGTCTGCGCCTATTGATCTAAGCTCAATTTTCAGCAATCAGAATATGCTTGGCGGCACGCAGTGGCAAGGATTACCTAGCCAACGTAATGTGTCATTCAATGATATATTTGCCGCAGGACAACAACAAACGCCAATGGGTACGCCCGTTGACATTAACCAGATCGTGAGTTCTATCCTTGG